CCTCAGGGTTCAGGACGTAATGAGGTCATGCGGTGACAACATTCACGACCTTCATTGCCGTGACCGTTTCCGGATGGAGCTAACACGAACTAGCGTCCACCTGTACGCCAATGGGTACCCGATCTTACTGATCGACGGCCTCTACGCCGTAAACCCAGACACCGGTGCCGATAACCGTATCCCCCAAGAGTGGCTCAACAACGGTGCCCGCTTTTACATGACTAGTTGGATCAACTCAGGTCAGCACACCCCATTACGCTGGCACTGGAACAACGTAGCCGTAAACCCACCATACCCGGCTTCAGAATCTCACTCAGACTCATGGTGCCGCGGCTCGAACTGGGTCAACGCAAACGGTACGGTCAGCCCAAATACCTGTCCTCATGCCCACGTCCAGTCCTGCCCCGAGCTACAAGCCCCAAATACTACTTGCGCCCAAACACCAACTGTTATTCCTACCAACACATCGGTCCCCACAAATACCAGTATTCCAACAAGTACACCAACGGGCACCCCAACGAGTACGCCTGACCCAACCCCAACCGATACGCCAACACCTACCGCCGATGTTTGTACGGTCAATGGCTTCCGAAACGGTGTGCCCGAATCTTTCGTGATCCCTTGCCCACCACGACAGTAGATATTATGTCAAGTGAACTACATGCGGAGTAAACGTCACACCAAGTGGGTTGCTACCCGCCTACGAGATGCCCAAGCCCTTGAGCTAAAGAAGGCGGGAGCCTCCTACGATCAGATCGCACAGCACCTTGGGTATGCCCAAAGATCAGGTGCCCACCATGCCGTTCACCGTGCCCTGCGTGAGGCACTGGAGGATCGGAACGCTGACGCTGAAGAGGTCAGGGAACTAGAGCTTCAGCGGATTGACGATATGATGCTGGGCCTGTGGAAGAAGGCAAAGGCTGGCGACGTTCAGGCGATTGGTGCGGCGCTACGGCTGATGGAGCGAACCGCGGCGTACCTGGGTCTTGATGCACCCAAGCGACAGGAGATCAGCGGTAACGATGGTGGCGCGATTCAAATTGAGCAGACGCTAGATGTCAACGTCACTATTGAAGAACGACAGCGTCGAATCCTTGCCATCGTTGAGCAAGCAAGAGCAAGAGCTAATCCTGCTCTTGAACCAGCCAGACCCGATCTGGCTTCCTCAGCCGGGAGCACAGCAGGACGCCTGGCTGACGCCGGCTGACGAACTCTACTATGGTGGTCAGGCAGGCGGCGGTAAGACCGATCTGCTGCTTGGCCTGGCACTAACTGCTCAGCGCCGCTCGATTATCTTCCGCAGGAACTTCACTCAATTCAAAGGCGGCGAGGGTCTGATCTCGCGGGCCATGAGTGTCGCGGGCCGCAAAGGGCACTGGGCGAGCCGCATCAATGGGCTACTGATGAACGATGGCCGCACCGTCGAGTTTGGCGGTGTTGAGGACATTGGTGAACTCGGCAAGTGGAAAGGCCGCGCTCACGACTTCAAGGCCTTTGACGAGCTAAGTGAGTTCATGGAGCAGATGTACCTGTTCCTGATCGGCTGGCTGAGGACGACTGATCCCACTCAAAACACCAGGGTCGTAGGAGCAGGAAACCCGCCGACGACCGTTGAGGGCGAGTGGGTGATCAGGCGTTGGGCGGCATGGCTCGACTCTCAGCACAACAATCCTGCTGCTCCCGGTGAGCTACGTTGGTTCGCAAGGCTAGGTGACAAGGACGAAGAGGTCGAAGGGCCGGATGCATTCGACTATCACGGTGAGCAAGTCAAACCGAAGTCGAGAACGTTCATCCCTGCCTCGTTAGTCGATAATCCGATCCTTGCTCGTACAGGGTACGGCTCACAGCTTCAGGCGTTACCTGAGCCACTGAGATCGCAATTGCTTTACGGCGACTACACGATTGGACTCAGGGACGATCCCTGGCAGGTAATCCCGACGGCCTGGGTTGATGCGGCGATGCGTCGTTGGGTCGATGCACGGCCGGACGAGCAAGCGACAGCGGCTGGCCTGGACGTGGCTCGTGGTGGTGAGGCAAAGACAGTTCTCGCTCAACGGTGGGGATCGTGGTTCGCGCCACTAGAGCGATACCCAGGTAAAGAGACACCAGACGGTCAGGAAGGCCGGCGGATCGTGATGGCCGCACTTAGAAAAGGCGGCTACTGCAACGTAGACGTGATCGGGCCAGGAGCGAGTGTCGTAGACCTGTGCCGTGAGGTCGATCTTGCGGCTCGGCCGATCAACTTCGGAGCCGGCACCAAACGCAAGGATCGTACGAATCTCCTGAAGTTCCTGAACGTCAGGGCCTTTGCATACTGGAGCATGAGAGAGGCACTCGATCCCGAGAAGGGTGACAACATCATGCTCGCGCCCGACAATGAACTACGAGCCGATCTATGTGCGGCCCGTTACGATATTCGGGTGAGCGGTCTTCAGATAGAAGATAAAGACGAGATTAGTAAAAGACTCGGCCGATCTCCTGATGCTGGTGATGCGGTCGTCCTGGCGGCGATGCCACCACTCGGTGCTGACGTTACCTTCCGTTAGTTCCCTTTGAAGTCTTCCCAGGTGAAGGCGTAGCTGGCCTTGCTAGCGTAACCCTGCTTGTCGAAGAAGCGGGCGGCCCGGGCGGTGTTGCAGAAGGCCTGCTGCTCCATGCGGCTGTTGGGGTTGAGGATGATGTTCCAGCGATCCTCGCCAACCTGCGTGCGGTTGAAGATGCAGAGCGTCTTGGCGGTATCTGAGCTACTGGCGTTGACTACTACCTGAGCGGTGTCGCTGGTCGGGGCGAAGCTTTTCATTACGTCCATCTTGCCATGGACTCGTTATGATGTCAATACTAATTCGAGCGAAGGTGCCGGGAAAGGCAACACTCGTCACCGGTCAAAACCCAGGAAATCCTACACTTCGATCTCTAGCCGCCTCAGGGCCAGAACGAGTGCGGCCTCCATCTCGGCTCTGACCGTTTTTGAGGTCACTGCCTGCAAAGCCAACTTCACAAGAGCAACTTCGCCTGCTGGGACACCTTCTGTCTCCCATTGCCAGAGTCGGTTGCGCGTGATGCCTAACGTTTCCGCTAAGCCTGACTGCGTGACGTGGTGAGCTTTGCGCCAAGTGACGATGTTCTGACCAACCGCTACATTCCTCTTCATCGTCAGGAATACTAACACTGCTCGCCGGGTCGAGGAAGGGATTTCCAACAATTGCCAGGTCTAGGCCGCATCCACGCTCCTGACGTAAACGATATGAGGTTCCTGCTTGCCGAAACACCGAGGGCGCAAGCCGTAGTTAGTCGGAAGTCGAACCTCTGGCCGTTCTTCGATACGCCGCTGAACCAGGGTGAGACGGGAACGTGCGTTGGTCACGGCTGGAAGGGCTGGCTCAGTACGGCACCGATCATTCAATCCGACGTAGAGGATGCGCCTCACCCGTTCGATATTTACGACCAGGCAACTCAGGTCGATGAATGGTCCGACAACGATCACGATGTGCAACGTCAGTTCGGGACCAGCGTGAGGGCCGGCGCGAAGGTACTTCAGTCGATGGGATTCCTGAAGGAGTACCGCTGGGTCTACGACGTGATGGGCGCGGCTGACTGGCTTGCGGGGATTGACGAGCAGGGCAGGTTCGTCGGCGGCCCGCTGGTGATCGGCGTCAACTGGTACAACTCGATGTTCAATACGGATGCCGAGGGATTCCTGTGGGCGAGTGGTGGAATCGCTGGCGGCCATTGCGTCTGCCTGACAGGCTGGAACGAGCGCAAGGGATTTGCGTATGGCTTGAATTCCTGGGGACCGGCTTGGGGAAGGAAAGGCCGTTTCTACCTTCCTGGCGAAGTGTTGTCCAAACTGCTGAGCGAAGACGGCGAGGCCTGCACGGCGGCTGAGGTTCGTCGTGGCTAACTTGTTTTCACGGTTGCTCAATCCCCAGCCTAAGGGCTTCGAGCAGAAGTTCACCCCGCTCGATCCGTCCGTCAACTGGCAGTACATCAACCATCTCGTCTACACGGCGAACACGGTTTCGTATTCGACTGAGAACCAGGGCGACGGTAACTCAGCGGTCTTCGCCTGCTTGCGGGCGTTGAGCTATGCGTACATCGAGGCACCTTTGCGGGTCTATCAGATGGACCGTGACGGCGAGCGCGAGCCGCTTTCCGACAGCCCGATGATCGACTTGTTTGACGACCCGCATCCTGAGCTAGACCTGTGGGAGTTGAACTTCTGGTCGTCCTGGGCACGGCACGCCGATGGGAACGCCTATCTCTTGAAAGTAAGAGCGGGCGATATCAGGACGGGCAACGTGATTGAACTCTGGCCCGTGCCGCCCAACATGATGCGGCCGCACACAGAACGAGGCAGCCGCAACTTCATTGACTGGTACGAGTTGGACCGCTATACGTCTGACGGTCAGCCCGAGAAGATTCCGGTCGAGAACGTTATTCACTTCAAGCTAGGCGTTGATCCGATGGACACTCGGAAAGGCCTTAGCCCGCTGAAGCGCCTGGTCAGGGAAATCTCGTCTGACGCCGAGGCGACCAAGTTCACCGACGCCTTGCTGAAGAACTTTGGCATCCCTGGGCTGGTGGCAAAGCTACCGAGTGAAACGATGCTGAGCGAGAAGCAGATCGACCAGTTGAAGGAAAGCATCTCGCGTGAGTTTTCCGGTGAAGCACGAGGTCGAGTTGGTGTCTTGAGCGGCGGTGCTGACATGACTCAGTTCGGCTTCTCGCCTGACCAGTTGAACATGAAGATTCTGCACGACGTACCTGAGACTCGGATCGCGGCCGTGATGGGCGTTGATCCTCTGGTTGCGAGGCTAGGCGTTGGGCTAGAGCAAACTTCGAACTATGCGTCGGCCAGGCAGGTACGCGAGAACTTCACCGAGCTAACGATCATCCCACTCTGGACGATGGACGATGCCAAGTGGAACCGGAAGCTGAAGGTAGACTTCACTCAGGACCGGACGATCACGATAGCCCACGATCTGAGCAAGGTCAGGTCGTTACAGGAAGACGAGAACGAGAAGTTCAAGCGCGTGATCGCGGCCGTGGCTGCTGGCATCCTGACCCGCGAAGACGGCAGGCAGGCGCTAGGCTACGATCCTGACATTCCGGATAACGAGCATGTGTTCGTACCAACGGCTGGTCAGTGGCTTGAGGGCGCAGACGCCGTGACTGATCCTGAGCAAGAGCGGCAGCAAGCTTTAGCTGAAGCTGAAGCCCGTAAGCCCGCCGTCCCCATCGTCAACCCTTCGAACGCGAGCAAGGACGCAAACTTGTTTGCTCAGGTAGCGCAGGCTGTGGTTGATGAGGCTGCTCCGAGATTTGCTGAAGACCTCGCACGGTTACAGAGGAACCAGCATCGGCGGATTACTGCTCGGCTGGTGAACGGCACTCAGTGAAGTTCGTCTTCCTGGGCTTCCTGGCCTTGATGATCGTCGTCTGGATATTCAGTGAGGATGCGAAGGGCCAGACCCAGCAGTGCGCTCATACGGTTCTGGTCAACGGGACTCAGGTAGCGTCCGTTCCAGATAAGGTCGTAGTTGAGGTCAGATCGACTCAGCAGTCGAGTCAGATCAGCGCAGTTTGCGTTACGTCTACACCTACGGTCATGGCGACGGTGAAGCCGTCGTGCGGGTCACTTCAGGCGTTGGTCGATCAGGCTCAGACTGGCTCGACGCTGAACGTACCTAACTGTGTGTACCGCGAGACAGTTCAGGTCAGGAAGGCACTGACGCTGGTTGGCCCAGCCGAGCTACGAGGCTCTGACGTATTCACGGGCTGGAACGGGAGGGTCAGTCAGCGCAGCGTTCCGTCCTTTGTGGCTGAGCCGCAGGGCGCGACCTACGTGGATCAGTTCCGAGCATCACATCCCGAGCAAGTGTTCGTGGATGGGGTTGAGCAGGATCAGGTCGCTGCGAATCCTCAGGCCGGCCAGTTTGCGCTCGATGGCTCCAGGCATGTCGTTCTGGGTTCTAATCCAAACGGGCATCAGGTTGAGGTTACTGTCAGGGATAAGTGGTTGTTGCCGATGGCTGACGATGTGAGCATCTCAGGCTTCACGATGAAGCACGCTGGGACGCATGGTCTAGGTTGGGCGATTGGCAATAATGACCGACTCAGGTTCACTATCAAAGACTCAACGCTGAGTGATGCTCACGGCGGGATGCTCAGCTTTGGAGGTGGTGACACATACGCGACTGCGACGGGAAACAGCCTGAGCCGTGCAGGCGACGTAGCAATCGGTGGATATAACGCTGGTCACGCGACGATCAAGGGCAACACGATCAGTGACTCGGGCAAGGGCGGCTGGGATTGGCACTGGCAGGCGGGCGCAATCAAGATGGTTGCGAACAAGATGCTGACGGTCGATAGCAACACGATCAGCGATATCGTTGGCCCAGGCGTCTGGTGCGACATAGGCTGTGATGGCGTCCTGATCACGAATAACCACATCTCAGACGTGAGCGGGCCTGGCGTGTTCTACGAGGTCAGCGTGAATGCTGGTGTTCAGCAGAATACGGTCGAGCGGTGCGGTGCCGAGGGCGTGTTCATCTCGTCAAGTGGAAGCGTAGACGTAGGCTGGAACACGGTAACGGGTTGTTGGCGTGGTCTTCAGGGCTACGCAGACAACCGGTCAGATGCTCGGCCCATGACGAATTTACTGTTCCACGACAATCTGGTGCGTATGAGCGGAAATGAACTTTCCCTCTTCGTAGGTGACTACGGGTCTGGCATAGCTACCACGGGGAATAACCGAGGTTTGAATAACCGTATCTCATACCCGGGACCAGAAAACGGGTCCGACCGATTTGGTTACGGTCAGGCCCGTTATGCCAGGCTTGCGGACTTCGCCCTGACGCCGCTTGGTCAGGGCGTGTCCTACGTTAGCGACTGACCTTCATCTCCACCCCTTCAAGGCCTAGTTCCTTGGCCTCAGCGTTATGCCTGCGGCGAGCCTCGTTCTGGTTGCGCTTATGAGCCAGCCCGTTGGTCAGGCGAGCGATGAGAAGCTCTGCGTCCCGGTCGGTCAGGTCGATGAACTCGTCGCCAACCACCAGGCTCATGACGTTGGTAATACCGTGCAGCCAAACGTCGAGGTCGGCCGCGGTGTGGGTTCCGGTGACTTCTGAGGCGACCATCTCGGCGGGGAACACCTCGTTGATCGTGGCTTTCATTTCGTCCTGCTCCTTGAGGAATTCGGTCATCTGCTTTTCGTATTGGCTGATGGCGCGTTGGCGGCTGCGGATGGTTCCCGTCCACTTGAACATCGGGTTGCTACGCGGATCGACTGGCTTGTTCATGACTTTCTCATTTCCTTGACGATTTGCTTTTCGAGCTTCTTGGCCTCAGCCTTGAGGCTTTTCTGTACTGAGGGAATCCCCTGGTAATCGCTCATGGCCTGGTTGACTCGCTTGAGTTGGCTGACTAGCTGATTGAGGTTCCCGGTGACTGGCTTCACGTTCATGACAACAACAGTATCGCTCTAATCAACAGGGGAGTCAATACCTTTTGCCGGCAGAACTCAAGCAAAATGATGATCTTGGCGAACGCGATCACGACCTTGAGCAGGCGCTGATCATTGCCTTGTTCATCAAGTGGTATGGCACGATGCTGACGGCTATCCACACGATTAGCGTGCAGGCCTTGGGCGTGACGCCCGTTGGTCTGGACGACCCGTCAGTCAGGCAGATGGTGCTTGAGGCGCAAGGTGCGGCAGTGGCGGTTGACGCGGCTACTCAGAAGCTGATCGCGCAGCGTATCGCTGAGGGCTTGGCGCTAGGTTTGACCGCGAAGCAGATCGCGTACGGTACTGACGACTTCGCGGGGATCGACGGGTTGTTCGAGGAAACGTGGAAGAACCGCCCGCTCACGGTAGCCAGGACCGAGATGCAGAAGGCGATGCTGGCGGCGTCGATCAACAGGTTCAGGCAACTCGGCCGCGGCATCATCGGTCACCTACTCATTTCGGATGGTGACTTCGACGCCTTCTGCGCGGCCAGGAACGGAACGACTGTGCCGATCAGTCAGGCACCGTCACTGGCTCATCCTAACTGTCGGCTGAGCGTATCACCGGTTCCTTAGCTTGGACAGCCCGGTGGGAGTTGCACCCACTTGTGCCGTTTTGCAGACGGCTGCCTACACTACGTTGGCTACAGGCTGTAGGGGGAAAGTGTCCTTTAGTCGATAGGCACTCCGCGCGGCCACTCGGCCTTGCCTGACTCGACCAGGGCGTGTTGGCGGGCAATACCTGCGTCGAGGTTTGTCATGGCCTCGCCGTACTTGGCAAGCGCCCACTCGTATTCTTCTGATCCGACTCCATGAACCTGTTTCATACGCAGGTAGCGGTTGAGCGCGGCCTCAGCCCGTTGGCTGAGGGTTCGCAGTGAAGCTGAGCGTGGCATCCTAGTCCTCCTTGATCGTCCAGAGGGCGGCGTCCTTGAGGATCGCCTTCTGCGCTTTGAGCAGCGCCTGGTTGGCTACTCGCCAGGTGTTCAGGTCTACCGTGCCTGAGTCGAAAATCTCACGCATGGCCTTGTCGATGGCGTCGAGGCAAAACTGGCTGGCGGCTGGTACGTTGCTGGTCTTCATGGTCTGTTCCCTTTCCTACGCTGAGTATCGCTCTAATCAATCCTGAAGTCAATAGGGATGCCGGCGTTTACCTCCTTCCGTAACGCCTGACTGATGCTTCGGCGGCCTGCCGGGTGGCGTAGCCGCTGCGGTTGTTGGCCGGGGAGTTGAAGCCCGGGTGGCCCATCGTGATGAACCACTTCCCGCTCGGGGCCTGCTTGACCGTAGTCTCATGGACTCGGTAGCAGAGTTCGCGGGAGCACTCGCTGAGGAAGTGCTCGGGGATGGTGAAGGAGGTCATGGTGGTGGTTTTCCTTTCCTACCTGCTTATCGGGTCCAGTCCCGGAGGGCGTCTTTGTCGGTGGCTTTGAAGCCGAAGCGGGCTTCGAAGCGTCGGCCTGAGTTGCTGTTGTTGATTACGAAGTCGCTAATGGCTTTGGTGATTTGGCTTACCGTGTTCTTCATGTACGTAGTATCGCTCTTATCAAGGAAGGAGTCAATACGTTTTCCAGACCAATTTCGAAATTGCCGGTTTTGCCGGCGGAGGTGGTGATATGACGGCCACGTTTTTGCATCCAGCCGATGCAGACCTCGCCGCTATGAACGTTCGCGCCAACTCGCTGCTCACGGCCGAGGGCGCTGAGGCCTGGTACCGCAACGACATCCCCTGGCTCCTTCAGGAGGTCGCGTTTCTCAGGTCTGAGATCGAGTCAGCCCGCCAATGGTTCTACGAGACTTCTGGCGATAACCCTGGGAACATTCCCCTGACTGAGGCCGCTTACTGGTGGCAACAAAATGTCACCGGTATTTGGGAAAAGCAGCAGGTCCGCAAGCTGCGCGACCAGATTGCCGAACTCAAGAGCCAGATGATGGATCAGGAAGCCAAGACGGACGGACTCGCGCTAGTGCTCAACAACGAGACTGTCCTGCGTCAGGAAGCTGAACGGCTGGCCGCCGACCTCCGTCAGAAGTACGACCTGTTCAACGCTGACGTTGCCCGCGATACCACAGCCCTGATCACTCGCATTACGGAACTGGACGACGTAATCGCACAACTCAGGAATGAGCTAAACGCGGAACGTCAGGCAGGCGAACGCAACATGAACATGACCCAGGCCCTCGTTGACGAGAAAGTGAATAAGGTTCGTGAAGCGCTCCAAGCAGCCCTCGCCGCCATCGACTGACGTTCGGTACGACTACGACTTTGCTTTCGGGCCTGAGACAGCCGCGAACCCAGGCCGAGTCATGGTCAGGATTGCCCGCGAAGGAAAGATTCTGGTCGAGATGCATATGCCGCCCGAGGACTTCCTTCAACTTTCGCACTCGATGGAGGCCGTAGCGCGTGGTGTTGAATCGAGCACCTAGGGCGCTAGCTTTACTTGGCGACGAGACAGGATGCAGCATGTGGCGCGTCTGGTGGCCGTTCGCAGAACTCAGGAACCGCGGCTTTGTTGCTGACTCCTTCCACAAGGATCAGGCTGAGGCAATCCTTCCGCTCGTAGCCGCTGGGCGTTACGACTGCGTGGTCACCCCGCGCATCGTCTGGCCGGTAGACGGGATCGGCACCAAGTGGATCAAGGCCGTTCATAACGCCGGGCTGGCCTGGGTTTACGAGGTTGACGACGACGTATTTTCCGAACACATCGTCCCGCGTCAGTCAGCCCTCTTTGAGTCAGAACGCGAAAAGGGCTTCGAGCAGCTAGAGTGGGAGCGCACGGAGCGCATCAGAATGCTGAGCGTGTGCGACGGCGTAACGGTTACCTCGCCGCGGCTCAAGACGGTAATCACCAACCACAACCCTGACGTTCCCGTCTACGTCGTGCCAAACGCCATCGACGTAAAGTGGTTCAGGCTCGTGATGCGCGGCATTGGCCGGGTACCTGAGCTAGAGGGCAAGTTAGTCATCGGTTGGGCGGGCGGAACCCGACTCCCGGCTGATATTGCGCCACTCGTCAAGGCATGGCCGATCATCGCGGAACGCTACCCAGACGTGATGTTCGCACTGCAAGGTCACCTTGAGCCTGCGCTCGTTGACTGCGTGCCCAAAGAACGCCGCGTGACGATGCCCTGGCTACCGCTAGATGAGTATCCCCGGGCGCTGATCAACTTCGACATTGGCTGTTGCCCGGTCGCACCAACGTCGTTCAACCACTCAAAGTCATGCATCAAGTGGTACGAGATGACTCTGGCCGGTATGCCAACGGTCGTTTCGCCAACGCTCTATGGCCGGGAAGTTACTGACGGCGTCGATGCGCTGGTGGCTGACTCGCCCGAAGAATGGGTAACCCAACTTAGCCGGCTGATCGAATCCTACGAGTTACGCGAGAAGATCAACCGAGAGGCGCGTATGAACGTGGTCACCAACCACAGCCTCGAAGCCAACTGGTGGCGTTGGCCTGAGGCTTGGGCGGATGCGGTAGACCGTTTCCGTTCGCGGCTGGTTACCCCAGATGGCGTTCGCATTCACAAAACGTTAGCTGCGAACGCGAATGCTCAGCCGGAACCCGCGTCGTTGCAGGCAGCCCAGCCTGCTTGAGGATCAGGGCGAAAACCTTTTCCCGTTGCTCTAGTGTGATGGGCTTCATGACCAGCGACCCGTGGCCTGGCAGGTTGGGCAGCGTTCGAATTGGGCTTCGTACTCAAGGACGAAGACTCGCTCGCGGGTTCCAAATACCTTGACCGTGTGACCGCAGAGGGCCTTAGCGGTTCTGACTACGTTCTTTTTCATAACTACACACTAGCTCTGACCACAGACTAATGCAATACCTAATCATCGCTAAAGCCGGTGCACCGTGACGTTCCCCGGCCAACCACGAAAGGAGC